TTTACATCAAAATGTGTTGTTGCAACAACCAACTTGAACATGTTGAAGCCAACTTCACTCGTTTCACAGGAAGCTGTTTGCCGACGTGTTGACATGCCATACAGTGTATCACTCAAGAGAGAATTTGCAGACCAATTTGGACGCCTGAGATCTGAATTCAAACAAGGAACAATCAATGTTGACATTTATGAATTCCGAGCTTGGAATCCAATGACTGGCCAGATTGGTGAAGAAGTTATCAGTTTTCAAGAATTGATGCGCAAGTTGTTATCACGACTGCAGGAAAAGAAGGACAAATACGCCAAGCAAAAACAAGGTTTGGCTGAGTTTGCACGACAAATGATGGCAGAAGCAGAAGCAGCGCAAGTTGAAGGATGGTTCAAATGGCCAACTACAACTCGTGAAGTTTATCCTGTTTACACACATGAAGTTTGTGACAAGATGGAGGAGCGATACGTTTCAACTGAATATCACAATCCAGAAATGAATGAATATGATGAACTTTGGACTGCCCTCCGGGAAGAAAACAATTTTGAAGACACCATGCGCTTGTTTATTGATCAAACATTTCAAATGGAATTGATGGAAGATGACATGACTTGCTTTGAAATTTGTTCATCGGTCTACGATTGGTTGAAGGAACAAGAAAAGAAATACAACGTCTTTGACAGCGTTATAGTTATGCTTAGCTTGTTTCTTCTTGGAACTTCTGTCTACAATCTCTACAAAGGTTTTTCACAGGAAGAAGAATCATGGGAAGTTGAATCTGGAAAATCACGCCAAGCCAAAGGACAAGTCAAAATTGAGTCTGGAAAGTCACGATTGAACAAAGGACAAGTGACCATTGAGTCTGGCAAATCAAGACAGATGAAAGGACATCCATATATTGAGTCTGGGAAACACCGTATTTCGAAAGCACAAATGAAATTGGAATATGGGCCACAAGAAATTGATATGACAGTTGAAGGATGGTTTTCGGATGATACCACAGCAAAACGTATCAAGTGGAATGGACTTCTGATCAAGACAATGAACTACGCTCAGTCACTCGGTTTGCAGGACGAAGATTTTGTTGAATTTCTTCGTGATGCTATTCCATCTTGGAACATTTTCAAAACAATGTCAGAAGAAGAAATCGAGAACATTGATATCACCAAACGAATGTTTTGTAATCAATATGAAGGATGGGTTTCGACCAATGCTTCTGATCTCAACATCAAA